ACGACTAGTCCTACGCATCTACTTACTTTAGAAACAGCCAGTTCCCCCGGTTTAAAAATAAAAGACACTACGCAAGGGGCAACATTATTAGCATTTAGTCAAGATTCTAATTCGCACGTAGGTACTTTTAGTTCACATCCGTTAGTTTTTGACACTAACAGTACGGAAAGAATGCGTATTACCTCAGCAGGTAACGTTGGTATTGGAACTACTGCTCCTAATGGACAATTAGCTATAAAATCTGGCACAAATTCAGACCTTGAATTTTTCTCCGAAGCTTCAGGTTCAGCTATTCAGTCCTACAATAGAACAACATCTACGTGGGGTTACCTTAGATTCCTTGCAGGAGGTGGTGAAAAAATGCGTATTCACTCAGATGGTAATGTAGGTATTGGGACTACTAATCCATCAGCTGTTTTAGATATTTCGGGTAGCTCTAGTAGTGATGGTCGTGAATTTCTTGTTCACGGTGGTAGTTCGGGGCATTCTTTAGAAATTGTAGATAGGTCGGGATATACAACAAGTACGGCTAATGTATATATTCAAGATGCTGATAATTTAAACACTCGTGCCTCACTACACATTAAGGGTAATAATGGTGCAGTAGAGTCTTTATGGGTTTCATCTACAGGTAGAACTGGTATAGGTACCGCTTCCCCATCAGAGAAACTACACGTTGTAGGCAATGTACGCATTGAAGGAGACCTTACAGTAAACGGCTCATACACACAGATTGATACAGATGTAAACACTACAGAGCAATGGAACGTAACTAACGATGGTACTGGTCCAGCTGTAACTATCAATCAGACAGGCGCACAGGACATTATGGATGTGCAGGATGATGGTACTAGTGTGTTCTACATTGAAGACGGTGGTAATGTCGGCATTGGGACTACGAATCCAACAACTACATTAGACGTTAGGGGAGATATTAAAGCTGAGGGGGCAAACACGCCTACTATTAGCGTGAAAGACACTACTAATGATTTGGTGGGTAGACTTAGAGCAGCTAACAACTATGTTTACTTAACTGCTGACCACGGAGACACCGTAGGCTCTAGCCGTATAGTTTTCCAAGTTGATGGAGATTCTTCAGCTTATGTTACAAATGGTTTATTTGCGGCAGAGACAAGTGTTCAGTTTACTACATATGGGTCGGGTACTGAAACAGGTACAGCTGCCTATGCCCTAGCCGTAGACAGTAGCGGTAACGTCATTGAAACAGCTGTACAAGGCTCACCAACAGGTGGTAGTGGTACAGCAGGTAAAATTACTAAGTGGGATACTTCAAGCACATTAACCGATTCTATAATAGCTGAAAGCAACGGTAGAATTGGTATAGGCACTACTAGCCCAGACAGACAGCTTCAGGTACACGAGTCAACAAGCGGTACTTCTACAGCTAAGTTTACAAACAGCACTACTGGAGAAGACGGTGATACTGGTTTCTTTGTAGGTATTAATGGTTCTGAGCAACCAATACTATACGGGTATAATAATACTGATATGATTATCGGAACTAGCGGTTCTGAAAGAATGCGTATCACCTCAGCTGGCAACGTTGGTATTGGAGATTCTGGTCCAAATGTTAAGTTACAAGTTTCTACTAGTTCACCAACAAATAACGTAGCTGTTTCAATAGGTGACGGATGGGTAGGTAATGACCTTTATCATAAAGAAGGTGGTTTACTACTTATTAGTGGAACAAGTCAAGACTCAACACAGACAGGAGCTGGTCTTGCTTTTCAAACTAGAAACACACAAAATACAAATTACTGGAAGTCTAGTATTATAATGGACAGGGACGGTGCTATGAGGTTTACTCTTGGTGGCGCTGGCACTGTCCAAGGCTCTGAAGATTTAACTATAATATCTGGAGGCAACGTTGGGATTGGCGCATCATCACCGCTTAGAAAATTGCACGTGGTTGGCAACTTTGCTGTTAATGCTGGCACTGGAGAATATTATGGTGTTAACATCACAGGAGGGGAAGGCGCAAACCCAACCATCTTAATTGGTGACTGGCATAACGCAAGTGCTAATTTAAGTTGGGACAGTACAAATAGGCTTCTTCGCATTGACGCTCAGTATTCTACTAATGGAGCGCCTATTGTATTTAGCGGAAATGATGCAGCTATTGAGTATGGTAGGTTTACAGCTACAGGTAATTTTGGTATCGGGACTACTAATCCAGGTGAAAAACTAACAGTAAATGGAAAGATTTTATTAGAGAATTCAGGAACACCAATATTTACATTAAAAGATACTGGTAATTCTGGCGGTGGCGGTGCATCAGGTATAATTAGATTTAAAAACAATGCTGGTGATGCTATTGGTATAGGTTACACAAGTAACGATACAACTACTTCAGACCTACTTATAAGCACTAACGCAGCAAGCACATACGGTGGATACCTAGGTTTGGATGCAAATGCTATTACTGATTCTTCTAGTATCATATTAGACCCTAAGACTAGCGTAATTATCAATGGAGATGCCGTAATAGGTGAACACAGAATCATTGATTTACCATCGTTTAATATGGGTGCAGGTAGCGTTACAGATGAATACTTAGTAGTCTGTAAGCAAGCTCCTTCAGGTGGTGGTGTTGTTGCTAGTGGTATACAAGGTAGAATATCATTCTCTAGAGGTAGTGATGGTTCGTATAACAACTCACATTACATAGATATTAACATACAAATGTCTTTGGATAGTGGTAGCGTTAACACTCTAGACGTTACGCAGTTTGAACTTTACAGAGATAGCTCAAATCCATTCTTCTCACAGCTAGAAGAGATTGACATTGACGGTACTAAGTATGTTGCGTTGAAGGCACGTTCTTCTGGAGGGGGTAGTGTTAACCACTTCTACTTTGAGGGTTCTATCTCTGACGCTTCAGACACGAATATTCTGTCTAGAGTTAGAGCTTCGGACTCTGCGGTAACGGTAACAGACCCACAGCCTACTGGATTACCTATTACCCCTTACATTACTAAGAACCAAGATGGCAACGTAGGTATAGGGACTACGAGTCCAACGTTATCTCCTACTAGTTACACAGGGGGCTTACACGTAGAAAACGATACTTATATTCAAGCTAGACTAAGCTCTTCGTCTTCAGGTGCTGGATTAGAGTTTATACCGAGTTCAGGAGACCATTGGGAGATACAAGCACAGACTGGAAATAGCTTGATATTCTATAATAGAACTGATAGTTCATATAGAATGGTTATTGATGGAGGAGGAAATATTGGCGTTGGAATTACATTACCTGCTGCTAAAATGCATATAGGTCCAGCTGCTTTGGTATCTGGATATACTACAACTAGAACGACATTAGCTGTCTCGGATACAACTAATGGTGCAGAGCTTATTCTTAGAGGTCAGTCTCCACGTATATGGCTTGATGCAACGGCTGGAGGTGATGGTGAAATCTATATGGATGGAACTAACTTAGTTGTATACGCAGGCAATCCTACGAGTGCAGGTGACTCTAGATTTAGTATTGACTCTAGTGGTAATATTAGATTCGCAGCCTACACAGCTGGTTACCTTAAGTCAGATGCAAGCGGTAACATTACTGTTGACACTTCTACCATTGAAGACACATTAGACAGCGTAACGGATAGAGGAGCTACTACTACTAATGATATTAGTGTAGGTGCTATTACATTGACAGATGACCCTGCTTCTAGCAATGGAACATTTGTTAAGGTCTATGAGGATACTCATAAGAGAATGTATACTGCTAATTTAGACTTTTCTTTTACAGCCGCAGGTACTTACAACTTTAACTTGGTATTCGCTAACTCTGGAGGATATCAATATGAATTGACTGCTGTCAATAGTAGAAACGGTCTTTATAGAAACTTCGGTACTCTTAAAGATTCTTCCTACATATATTGGGAGAGCGATGAAGACTTTACGCACAGAGCTGAAGGTGATGTGCATTTGATATCAAGCCTTAACGGAGGTATGTACTTCTCAGCAGATACTACTTATTTCCTTTCAGATGGAGTGACAGACACACAACAAACAGGTACGGCTAACTGGTCTTACGCTATTATAAGGTATTCTGTATACATCCCTTACTACGTGGGAGACACAACAGGTTCTTGGAAACTACATTTAACTACTTACGGAGACACTGGTTCAAGTACTCCTCAATTTGTATTAGCATAACACAACTATATATATGGCAATCTCATATCAAAGAAAATTAGGAGACGGAACAATTGTAATTGACAGCGGTACAAGCAATGTCGGTATTGGGACTAATGATCCAGCTAATAAGCTCACCGTATATCGGGGTGGTGGTGTTAGGGTAACAGGGATTACTAGTGGCGACTATATTGAGATGAGTGGTGATCTACCAGGATATTCAGCAAATCAATATCCTGTTATTAAATCTGGTGGTACTATTCACTTTGCAAATAATAACAAGTACTCTGCTTACATTGAAGGAAATAACACTTATTTTGGAATCTTAGATAACACTCCTACAACTAAAGTGCTTCTTCATACAAGTGGCAACTCTTACCTAAATGGTGGCAACGTAGGTATCGGGACTACCAATCCACCTAGAAAACTATCTGTTGAAACCAATGATACTGCTACATATAGCGCTAGTGTTAACGCCTCTGAAATCAGTATAGCTAGAAAGAATAGTAGCAATACAGCAGGTCAGGTAGCTGCAATTAGCCTTAATGCTACAGGTTGGTCAGGACAAACTACAGGTGTAGTAGTCCTTAATGCTATAGCACGTCAAGGAAACTTTAGTAATGCAGACTTTGCTATTCAGAACAGAGTTGGTGGAAACTTTGTAGAAACATTTAGAATTACTACATACGGCAATGTAGGTATTGGTACTGATACTCCAGACGACAATGTAAATACTGGGGCTTATTTTAAGCCAGATGGTGGTGGTAGATTCTTAACAGTGAAGGACAGTTCAGGTTCTTTTATAATGTTAGAAAGCAGTACAACCACAGATGATGACCAAATAGGTGGGATATACTTTAACAACACGGGCGGTCAAGCAGATGCTCACGTACACGTAGCGGGGATTGATGCTATTCTACACAAACACGGTACAAATGATGCACTTAGTGGTGGAGATTTAAGATTCTTTACTAAGCCCTCTGGAAGCGGGATAAACGGTCCTAGGATGGTTATTTTACAGAATGGCAACGTTGGTATTGGGACTACTAGTCCAGAACATAAACTACATATAGCTGGTAGAACACAGATGGATTACTTAAAAGTTGGTGGGGACACCAGTAGTAGTTCAACATATATATACGATGGTTACTTAGATGCAGGCAGTGCATATTTTCACCAACCAACAGCATTAATCAGAACAGACAGTTCTGCTACGGGAGGTCTTGATGAAGCTCCAGTTGCATTAGCTATGTTTAACCGTAACGGTACTAACAACACTTGGGTTAAAATGTCGTTTGCCTCTAGAGAGGTTAATAGTGCTGGTAATACTGTTTCTATTGCAGGTATCGCTGCTCAAAAAACAGCTGGAACACAAAACAACTGGGCTAGCGGAAAGCTTTATTTGTGGACTAAAAACGGGGCAGCTTTTGTTCAGAATATGACCCTTATTCCTAACGGCAACGTTGGTATAGGGACGACTAGTCCAACATTAGCATTAGATGTTAGAGGAACTCAAGGCAGCCCATCAAGTAGTGGGACTTCTCAAACAGGTTCGTTATCTATAAGAGGCGGGGGAAGTCATTTTATGTCATCAGGTATGTTGAACGTTTCTCCTTGGACGGGATGGTTTCAAGCACAAGACGCTAACAATTTAGCAACTACATACCCATTAGCATTAAATCCTAACGGAGGCAACGTAGGGATTGGTACTACTAGTCCAGGGGCTAAGTTAAATATTGCTACATCATCTGTTTGGGGAACGGCTGTTACAGAAGCTTTAACTATTGATAATACTGGTTCTGCTGGAAATATTAACACAGAACATAGTTTAGGTAGAATTAGATGGAGAACAAATGGAGTTATTGGTGCGTCTATTGATGCTATTAGAGATACTCCAGGAGCTGGTCACAATGTAGATATAGCTTTTTCTACAAATACAGGGGGTAGCGGAACATCCGCTGCTGAGCGTATGCGTATAAACTACAACGGCAACGTAGGTATCGGGACTACTAGTCCTTCCGCTAAACTTGATGTAGACGGAGTAATACGGTCTAGAGGTGGAACTTATGCAGCAGATACTGATACTAAAACAGATGTTGGACTTGTAATACCTGAAAATAATTTTATATATACAGCTGATGGTTCTGATTATTTAAGAAAATTAATTGGAAAAACTAGTGATATTATTACAATTGGTGAAGCTGGGACATCATTAATAGATGGTATAAATTTAGTGCCTGGAACAGCGGGAGGTTATGTGCAGATATTTAACAATAGTTCTATTGCTGCTAAATTTGTAGATGGTAAACTTGGTATCGGGACTACTAGTCCTGACGAAAAACTTTCTGTAATAGGCAACACGGGATTATACGGAACAGTCTCAGGAGGTATAGTTTCTCCAGCTTCTCTTAGGTTCTTTACTAGTGAAGATGGTGCGGGTCTTGGGGATTCTACGGATTCAAACAAGCAAAAAATAGGTCAAATCACTTGGGCGGGAAAAGACACTTCTTTAAATGCCACTGGTGAATACGCAGCTATTAGAACCTATGTAATTGATTCAAACAACCTTATTCAAGGTAGTGCTGGAGAGGGTGGTCAAATAGAATTTAGTATTTTAAGACACGATGTTGGTGCTAACCCTAGAGTGGAGTATACAGCAATGACCATTAATAATAGTGCCAACGTTGGTATTGGTACTACTAGTCCTTCTACTAAGTTATATGTAGACGGGGGTGAATCAACATTCAATAGAGGTAACTCTGACGGTGCTATTGCTAGATTTAGAGGAAATAATGCAGAACAAGCTGTCATTGGTACAGTAACTTCTTGGTTTGACAGCAACGTTGGTATCGGGACGACTAGTGTTCCTAGTGAGGCTAATCTGTCGTTAGCAGCAAAAACAACTACAGAAGGAGGTCACCTAGTAATAAATAAAGCTACTTCATCTACACACGCTACTCACATTGATAATAATACAGACACCTTCAGGATAATGAGGGGTACTAATAGTGCTAGTGGTTCCGTACAGTTTATTTTAAATCACACTAACGGCAACGTTGGCATCGGAACTACTAGTCCTTCTCAAAAGTTGCACATAACAGAGGCTACATCAAATTCTTATGCTAGCTTAAGACTACAGGGTTCCAATAGAGGTGGCATTATTGAGATGTATCAAGGAGCTTATCCTGTTTCAAGTATACAAACAGACCAAAGTGGTAATACGTATATTTCCACTTCAGGAGCTTTTGGTAGCGCAACTTTATCTCCAAAAATAAGTATTGCTACAGCAGGAAACGTAGGTATTGGTACTACTGCGCCTGCTCAAAAACTAGATGTAGTTGGTAAGATGAAAATTAGTGATGATATCATCTTGGCCCAAACCAATGGTAGAATTGACTACGACAATGGCGTCTCTTCAGGAGCATTAAGGTTTTTCTCAACTTCAGGCAATACTGAACGTATGCGTATCGCCTCTTCCGGCAACGTTGGTATCGGAACGACTAGTCCTGGTACCAAATTGCAT